TAATAATTTCTATCTCCCATTTTTTCTATGAAGGCGGGAGAGTGTGGACTATAACCATTACCAGCAAGTATGAAAGACAGTCCACCGTTTGCATTTTTGTTAGAAAAGTCTCTATCACCAGCCATCATCTCTATGGATCTACCACAACTATATTCATTCCAAGGATAATCAATGTTAGTAACATGTCTCCAGTATTCTGTGTTTGATTTATGAGAAGTAGCATAGTGCATGTCTATAAATGTCTTTGAATTATCCAATGAAGTAGCACAGGCATGGTTGAATACCTCTCTATCAAATGAATTGGGAGATAAATGTGTAGATAGTGATTCTAATAATCTAAACACGTTAGTTACTATAGATGCCAAACCTGTGGCCTCTAGTGGTTCAATGAATCCAAACGAAAGACCTACAGATGCAACGTTTTTTACCCATGCTTTCTCATATCTACCTGTTCTAAACTCTACGCCTTTAGTTACTTCCACTCCATACCTATCAGTAAATTCTTTCTCTACCTTTTCTGGTGTAGTAAACTTCAGACTGTGTACATATCCGACTGACATACCATCCCAAAGAGGTATTTCGTAACACCATCCATTATTCATGGTGACATTGTTAGTATAACTGGTAAGTTGTTTGTTTTTGTCAGTGTATGGTATCTTTGCAGCGATTGCTCTGTGATTTATGAGGGTGTTAGCATAAGATTTGTATGGAACTCCCATAACTTTACCCAATAATTCAGAGTGAAACCCAGTACAATCCACAAATAGATCTGCCTTATGTGTTCCATTCACACACTTTAGAGATATTATATTACCATCATCACCCTTATCAGCACGGATATACTTATCGTCAACAAATTCTACACCATTTCTCAAACAAACATCATAGAATACTTTAGATAACTTATCAGTATCAAAATGATAAGCAGTAAGTTGAGGAAAGTCCTAACCTTCATCTGTAAATCTATTAAGTTCACCAAATCTGGAATGATATCTATGAAACCTAGAAAACTGATTGTACTTTATCTCTGGAAATAGATGAGTAAGTATGAAAAAATCTGATACATCATCTCCTGTCAAATCCCCAAAGGGATAGAAGAAATCTGCATCAGACCAGCCTTCAAATTTTATATTAGTTTTATAGGTTGCATTACATTTAGGCATCCAATCCTTGTCTCTTAATCTAAGAAACTGGAATACATCATTGATCGCCAATTGAGTTGATTCACCCACTCCTATTCTTCCAATACTAGAAGAATATACACATTTTATCTTTATGTTCTTGAAATACTCTGAGAGAATGGCAGCTGTTACAAAACCAGAGGTGCCACCTCCTAGTATACAAATACTAGAGATCACCTTGTTGTCTGTTTTCGGAGTGGTGTACATCAAAACTTCCGCCTGGATACCTCTTCTCTAATTTTTCTACATTCATTTCAATGATTTCATCAAATGTAGTATCAAGTGCCATACATGCTTGAGCAATATACCAACAGATATCTCCTAGTTCTCTCTTCATATGAAAGACATTATCTTCATTGTATGGTTTGCCTTGTAGTATGATCTTCTTTACTACCTCAGTAAACTCACCAGACTCAGCAGCAAGACCGAGTGCAGCAGTGAGCAGATGCGGTATATCACAATCTGCTTCTACTTCTAGTTCTGATAAACGTCTAAGAAGTTGTGCATAGTCACTACTTGCGGGGCTAGTTACACCTGCAACGAAGTCAAGATACTTTTCTGTGTCTACTGTCATAATTAAAAACTTTGTAAATTACTTTCGGGTAGTTCTTCCAATACAGGTTCAAAAGGAAGTCTTTCTTTTGCTTTTGGCAATCCTTGTTGGCCAGGTAGTTCACCTTCATACTCTGCAGTTACGTCAACAATATATGGTGGTAATGGTTTAGGAGCATCTCTCCTTCTGTAAGTAAATCCTTCACCTTCATGTAACTCCACAATTCTAATTGCATATTTTTCATGACTGCAATCACAATATTTCTCTCCTCTATGATCATAGACAGACCAGTAAGGATAAAAATGATCAGGTATGGGCATTAAAATTTAAACTCCGCAAAAGATTTTTTAAGTTTACTTTCCTTCTCATTATACTGTTCTTCTTGGCCGCTGTCAACAATATCATTCTGTGCTTTCTGTTCACAATCATATAGTCTCATCTTTGCACGATCTATACCAATGACAAATCTTTTATTAATTGTAGGATCATTATATCTGTTCTTCAATTGCTTAACCATAATCTGATTCAACGCTTCCAACTCCTCAGTAGATATAAGAGCAAACATAAGATCAGCAGTTGCAGGAAGGCCAAATGACTCAGAGGTATCGGTAAGATCAACATCAGAACTAGCGAAACCAGAGCGAGTGGTTTGAGTAGCGGATACAATCGGGAGATTCGCTTCCACCGCGAGACCTCGTAACTCTTCTGCGATTGCTTTGATGTATGAATATGAGTTGACATTATTATTTGTTCTGTATCTGGATGATGCACATATATTAAGATAGTCAATGAATATTATATCAGGTCTAAACGATTTCTTCAATGCTAGTTCATTTAACAATCCCTTGAAGTGGCCTGAGTGTGCTGCTGCTGTAGGATATTCTTTTATGATTAATGATCCTTGGGTCTTTTTACTAACACCAGTCACCTTATCCTCATACATTACTTTTGGTAAATCTGTAATGTCTTGAATATTAACATTTAAAAGATTAGCATCAATCCTCTCCGCAATCTTCTCTTCAGCCATCTCCAACGTGATATACAAAACGTTTTTACCTTGGAGTAAAGCAGAACTGGCAAAATGACACATAAACAAAGACTTACCAACCCCAGTGCCAGCAAGAGCGATATTAAGCGTTTTATTCGGTATGCCACCCTTTGTGATCTTGTCAAAGAACTCCAGATCAAAGGGTAATTTGTCTTCCTTCCTGTGGTAAGATTCATAACGTTCCTCATAATCTAGTAAATAATCGTGCCCTACATGACTATCGAAAGACACAGCCAAAGCATCAGAGAGAATAGTAGGAATAGCATCCCTTCCTTTGGTGTCATCTTTTCCATCTGCTAACTGTATTGATTCCATCAGTGCCAAATATATAGCACGATCTCGACACCACTTTTCTGTAGTAGTGACTAACCATTCATACTCTGATGGTTCATCATCAAGACTTGATATTAGATTAGTAACATCTTTGAATGATGAATCATTAATATCAGATCTTTTCTCTGCTTCTATGCAAAGTATTTCTTTTGTAGCAGGTTTATTATATTGTTCTACAAAACTAAAAATCTCTTCAAACACAATCTTCTGAGTCAAGTCTTCAAAGTAATCTGCCTTTATAAAAGGAATTACTTTACGAACATACTCTTCATTGTGAAGAAGATTCTTTAAAATTAAAAACTCTATGTTATCCATGAGGCACATCAAAAACAAAAGTTATCCTAGTTTCATCACCAAGATTCACTGTGCCGTGAGGCATCTTATTATTAAACCACAGTAATGTGCCAGCGTCAACAATGATGTCTTCATTTCCTACAAAATACTTATACTGGCCTTGTATCGATAAATGATATCTATCTTTGTCAAGATAGTAAGTTCCTTCATCTATATGTGCTCCAACCATCTCACCAACAGGTAAAGCAAGGAATCCACAACGACGATAGTTAGGGTAATTTTTATTTAAAAACTTTCTTATCTCAGAGTGTTTTTTATATGCAGGAGTTTTATTACATATCTCTGTATTACCAACATCTTCATTAGGATTTGTAATACCACCCATGACTAATTGTAAAACATCAACTGATGTAATATATTCATGAGGATCCTTTAACTTAACATCTTTAAGATTTTTTTGTGATCCCCAATCCTCTGGATATTTTTCTAATTGTTTTTTTATTTTAGATATGTTTATTCCTGTCTTTATAACCCTTATGTTACTCATAAACCATAACTAAACTCTTTCTGTGCTATTTCATCTAATGCTTGCATTACTTCTGGTGTAAAATATTCATCTGGATTAGCAAGTATCTGTTTACCATATACTTTCTTTCCATTGATCTCATATCTACCAGCAACATTCTTCCATATACCACCAATCTCTCCCAGTTCTAAGAGAC